ATAATGGTACAATTAATCGTAGGGGAATCTGATGAAGAACCCCTTTGTAAAAGAAATAGGTAAATATTTGTTTAGAGCATATATTATATGGAGTATATGTGCAGATCTAGTTCTGATAGGCGGAGTCTTGACTTTATTGTTAGTGGATTTTAAGATAGTTTTCTAAAAAAAGACTTGACAAACGGTTAGCCTTTTGCTATAATGTGTATAGTGAATGATGATGATGGAGAGAGTGATGGATTTTCTATATGAAGGCCCTTTCAAAGATCCTAAGATTCGTGAAGAATATGAGCGGTATCTGGATCGAGTTGCTAGAGAACGTGAAGGAGATAAATAGGTTTGTTACTGTTTGAGAGGAGACGGAATAGACGTTCAGGACCGGGGGGCAGTACCCCGCGCCTCCACCATAAACACCTGAGAGTAGATACACCTACTTTTCAGTGTATGGGAGAAGGTAACCGAGTGGAAACGAGGTACCAAGTCAGGTGTTTATGATGGGGGCGAAACAGGATCGACTGACGTAGTAATGGTCAAATTGAGGTAACCGGTGAGCTACACCGTATCGTGCAAATAATATAAATGCAAATGATAATATTGCAAATGACAACTATTCAGAATATCGCCTAGCGGCCTAAACTGAATAAGTATCACGGGGTATAGGTTCCACCCTGTTATCCAACGGGCCTACTCACCAACTGTAAAGGAAAAGAAGTTGTTGAAAATCTCTGAAGAGGGATTTTGTAGATTTATTTTCTATTCTCTATTTATAGGGTTGGTGGCTTGGTTAGCACTTACTGTAATGCCAGGTCAAGCTAAAGCCAATCATATAGAGATAAATCAAGAGGAACTTGTGTGTCTCGCAAAGAACATTTATTTTGAAGCTAGAGGTGAAAATGTTCGAGGCCAATATGCTGTAGGATTAGTAACTCAAAATCGTGTAAGTAGCGATAGATTTCCTGATACTATATGTGAAGTTGTTAAACAAGCTAAGTATTGGAATAATTTTCCGATAAAAAATAAATGCCATTTCTCTTGGTTTTGTGATGGTAAATCCGATAATCCTAGAAATAAAAGAGCGTGGGAAGATTCTATTTTTATAGCCCGCAATCTTTTACTTTATACCATTGAAGACTTTACATTAGGATCTACTCACTATCATACTAAAGATGTAAGCCCTAAATGGTCTAAAGAGATGACAGTAGCAACAATAATAGGGAGTCATATCTTTTATGAATGATTTTTATGAAGGTCTTGATAATGAAAAAAAGATATCTATTATAGCAGGACCTTGTGTGTATGAAGATTCACATTTAGCAGTTGACATTGCTACTTCTTTATCGGAAACGTGTAAGAAGTACGATGTCAACTTTTGTTTTAAAATGAGTTTTGATAAAGCCAATCGTACATCTAGTAAAGGTTATCGAGGCCAAGGTATCGATGTTGCTATGAATGTATTTGATCATATTGAATCAGAATTAGGTATTCCTACTATTACAGATGTTCATGATGCATGGCAAGCGGAGATTATTAATACTTCTATTATACAAATTCCAGCTTTTCTATGTAGACAAACTGACCTATTAGAAACGGCTGCTAAGACAGGCAAACCAGTTAATGTTAAAAAAGGTCAATTTCTTTCTCCATGGGAAATGAAGAATGTGGTTGACAAGATAGAGAATTTAGGTTATAATAGAGTCATAGTAACAGAACGTGGTACTACGTTCGGCTATAATAACTTAGTCGTTGATATGAGATCATTGGAGATTATGAAAGATGGAAGTAGTAGAGGTAATTCCTATCCTATTGTTATCGATTGTACTCATGCCGTTCAGCACCCTGGCGGAGGTGGTGATAAGAGCGGCGGGGATGGCAGATTCGCTCCTGTTATAGCTAAAGCTGCCGTTGCTGTAGGTGTTGCCGGTGTCTTCATGGAAGTTCATCCTGACCCACTATCATCACCTTCAGACGGCCCTAATATGATTAGATTAGATGAATTTGAATCTGTATTAAAACAATTATTAGATATTGATGGAGTTGTTAAATGATTTATGGCAAAGTATGGGGTTCTACAGAACCAATCTTAGTAACACCTTTTATTGAGTTACATAAGATTTCAACTAATCCAGGCTATCGTTGTTCTGAACATAAACATGAACACAAATGGAATGGTTTCTATTGTATTAGTGGACATATGGATATTAACGTTCGTAAGAATGATTATGATCTAGTTGACACTACATCTTTATCTCCCGGTATGTTTACTACTGTTAAACCAAACGAATATCATTGGTTCCATAGTAAAAGTGCTTGCGTAGTATTAGAAATCTATTACCCAGAACCTTTGACTGATGATATTATTAGAACTACTGTAGGTGGTCTTAATGATAATTGATAGAGTCTCTTTCAACCTATACTTAGAAGAATTCGTTCTAAAAACGGGTGAATCATATATAGATGCCATAGTGCATTATTGTTCTACTAATGAAATAGAAATTGAAGTTATTCCTAAGTTATTAAATAAAGTTATCCGTTCTAAAATTGAAGCTGAAGCTAGTAATTTAAACTTACTAAAAGAAAAACTAAGTTGCTTGCCCGTGTGATGTATTATCCTGGCTATAATGCGTATAAAACATATGTTGCATTAAAGAATCATTTTAAGTTGGATAGTTATGATTATTTTAAATACAAAGGGAAAGCTAGAGTAAAAGAAGAAACTTTTCTAAAACGTAAAGATAAGTTCTTTTTTGAAAAATTAGAAAATAAATATAAAGAGGATTTAGTTGATTTTTTTGTATCTAATATAGTCAGTGATCAATCTGCTTGGATAGGTTCTATGGTAGGTGATAAGGCCGAACGAGTGTTTAATGATTGGAAGAAAAGAAAATTATCGTTGAAGAGTTCGTTCAGAGAAGATATGATATCAATTAGAGATTACATGAGTAAGAATGATATTATATTTGATAACATTTTTATTTGTATAGATGATCAACATCCGATTATTCTGAAACTATTAATGGCAGAAGAGATATCAATAGAGTCCTTTATTATACTAGATAGAGTATTAAATTTTATTCGTCATATTAATCATTTTTTACTTGACGAATACATCTGGTTAGAGTATAATAAGAAGGTGAAGAAGTATTCACCCTTCGTAGTAACTGATAGAAAGGAGTACCTAACGGTAATGAAGAATGTTTTTGTTTAAGTCGAATCAAGTTGTATTAAGTCGTATTAAGTCGAATCAAGGAGAATAAATAAATGTCAAGTTTTGCTAATCTAAAGAAGTCCCGTAAGACTTCTCTCGATAGTCTAGTTAAGGCCGCAGAGAAGTTAACCACTCGTACCGATAATGGTCGTGATAATCGACTATGGAAGCCAGAGGTAGATAAGTCTGGTAATGGTTATGCGGTTCTTCGTTTCTTACCTGCCCCTAGCGGTGAAGATGTTCCATGGGTTAAGTACTACGATCATGGCTTTAAAGACATTGGTGGTTGGTATATTGAGAATTCCCGTACTTCACTGGGTGCTGGTGAGAAGGATCCTTTGTCTGAACACAATTCTATGTTATGGAATTCAGGCATCGAATCTAATAAGGAGATTGCGCGTAAGCAGAAGCGCCGTCTGAAGTATGTCTCTAATATCCTAGTTGTAAAGGATCCTGCTAATCCTAGCAATGAGGGCAAGGTCTTTTTGTATCAGTATGGTGCTAAGATCTTTGAGAAGCTTCAGAATGCTATGCAGCCCGAGTTTGAAGATGAAACACCAGTAAATCCATTTGATCTATGGGAAGGTGCTAACTTCAAGCTAAAGATTCGTAATTATGAGGGTTATCGTAATTATGATAAGTCAGAGTTCGAAACAGCATCACCAGTAGATGGAGATGATGATCGACTTGAGGAAATTTGGAATACTCAATATTCATTAGTTGAGTTTCTAGACCCTAAGAACTTCAAGTCTTATGCTGAACTACAAGCAAGGTTAAATCATGTATTAGGTCTTGAGAATAAGCCTGACCTAAGGGTAGTAGATACTACAGAAGCACCAGTATCACGTTCTGCCCCAGCCCCTACTTCGGTAGAGGTTGATAGTGAGATACCTTGGTCTTCGGATGAGGATGATGAAAGTCTATCATTCTTCAAGAAGCTGGCTGATGATGACTAAGTGAAAGGAGATATAAATGTTAGAAGGGGCCTCATCGGCCCCTTCTTTTTTTACTTATTTTTATTCCATAGTTCAAATAAGGTACGAATTTTTTCCTTCATTATTTGAATATCGCCGTGCATTTTAGCTAATACTATAACTAATGCGACAACTCCTATGAATATAGGCCATGTAGTAGATATAGCGTCTAGAATTTCCATTTAGTGTTGCTTCTTTAATTTAATTTTAGATTAACGGGTT